TTCTGATTCTGTCTGCAAGTTAAGACCTTTTTCCACGCCTAATTGCCGCACGTTGTCCCTGATCGAAGGAACATTAGCCGCAATGCCCTGCGCTAAACTTGCTATTGGTGCAGGCAAACCACCAAATTGACGACCCATCAGCAAACCCTCTTGCTGCAAACGCAGGTTCTTTTGCATTTCAGTCTCTAAACCTAAATCCTTACGAATATTGGGCATACCTGCTAATGCGTAATCACTTAGTTTTTTCATAACCATTGTTAACCCCGATTACCAATTTGATTTAAAAGGCCATTAGCGGATCTAGCTGTGTTAAAAATATTTCCAAGCGCTCCACCAAACTCAAACTGACCAGTGTTAGGATTTTGATTTATAGTGGCAGCCTGTGCTGCTGCTTGTTTTGTTGCGTCTGCATTATTTTGCGCTATTAAAAGATCAAACAGCCCTTTCATCGTTCCTTGTCTAAGGTTAGTTGCTGCCGACTGTGCGCCTAAATCGTAGGCCATCTGACTCTGGCCGAGGCTCGTGCCATACTGTCCCAACTGCCTACCCGCAGTAGATGCAATATTGGAAAGCGTAAGCGAAGGCTGTGCTGCGTTAAGCAGGGCATTTTCTGGAGCGTAAGACGCGCCTAAAAACTGTGTTGCGATGTCTGCGCCCAAACCTTTCTCAGCTAGTTGTTGCTGTAAAGCCGTTAGGCGAGCATTTGATAAAGCGCCTGCGTCCTGTCGCGCAATACCCATAGCATTTAAAGCATCCGCAGCGTTCTGTTCTTCAATCGCTTTTTCTAACGCAAATCTTTGTGGGCTACCGCCGTATTGCGCTGTTTGCAATCCTTGGCGACCTTGAGCAAATTCTTCCTGATCTAGCTGAAGCCTAGCTCTGTCCTGCGATGGCCGCCTAAGAGCCTGTAAACGGTCGTATGCGCTCTGCTCCCCAGCCATTAAGTTTTCTTGTCTCAATGGCCCTGCGAAAAGATCAATCAAAGCAGCTTGCTCCGATCGCATATCTTGTTCCATTTGGCCCGTTTCGGGGTTGTATGTACCAAAATCACCTCGCCCAAGCACAGCATCAACAAGCTGTGAACCGCCTGATCGCAATGATTTCTCAAGAGCTTGCTGTTCAGGAGATAAATTATAAGTAGTACCTCCTGTAGCATTTGCCGCTATATTCCCTGCACTACTGAAAACGTTGAAAGGTTTGAACTGAGTATCAGATTTTACTGTGTTATAGAGGCCACCCGCAGGCATACCAATAAATGTTTTTGCGTCTTCACCCAGACTTTCAAGATCACGAATTGCTTTCTCTTGATTGGCAAGCTGTCCTGCCACACCTAAAGCGGTTGAGTTACGGTCAACAAAGCCTAACCCTGCATTAATTAAGTCTTCCAAAGTCGGCATTAGTATGTTCCTCCATTAATCGTTCCAACCGTAAACGTTCCGCTAACCGTTAAGTCGGCAGCGGTAACTGTTCCAGTGAAGGTTGGCGATGCACTATCGCTTTTACTGTTGACGGCAGTTTGTATATTTGTCATTTCAATCCCTATTGCCGTTGCTTTCACTATTTTATTGGGATTTGAAGTCGGCAGTGAGTCAAAAGAAGACCACGCAAAAGTAGGGGTATAGGAACTCATTTAATTAATTCTCCCAAGGGTGGAATGTATGTTCATTTCTTGAAAAGCGATTTGAACGCCGTTAACAAGGGTGCTGATACCGACCTGCACGACAGAGCCGCTACCACCTGTGTTTATTTTTTGTGTATTGATTAAACTTGCGCCGCTAGAGTATTCAGCATCCGTATTGAATTCAGATATGTTGTATAAAGCACCTTTGAAATCAGGCAGCGTATATACTTGGCTGCGATAATTACCTTTGTAATCATAAGCCCAGTTCAGCGTGACGTTAGAGTTTTGACCACTAAAAGTTGTAAGATTTATTTTCTTTAAGAATTTAAGTCTTGAAGAATCACCAAAACTTAGCGGGTGCGAAAAATACTGTAAGGCATAAGAACCAGTATCATCTGTGTAAGTATCATAGTTAGCTAAACCAGTAGAAACACCAAGGTACAGTTCATCGTCATCGGTGACGGTAAAACATAACGGCTTGATTGAAGTCCACGTTGTTGTCCTATAGCTCCCGTTATCTAACGGATAGCGCGTATCAAAACAATAAACGACTCCAACAGAAGGAAAATTAACTAAATAGAAGGCATTGTTTGGGTCATAGACGGTCTTTATGTCCCCTGTCTCAATCCTGATTCTATTTTTAATTTCTGAGTTTACGTTTTTGCTAATATCACCTATGGGAGAAGATTTCTCTTGAATAGTACGACTCAAGCTTCTTACGCCAGAAAAATCGACAAACAGAATATCTTTACCAGTAGACTGAATAACATCTCGACCAACACAACCAATATTAAGAATTGTGTCGCTTAAAACCATAGAGGCGGGTGTGCCTGCACCTGCATAAACAACAATGCTTCTCTTCCCTAGTATCACTAAGAAGTTGTTGTGGGCTGCAAGCGCAGTGATTTCATCGAACCCTGACGGCCATACTGTTGTTAAGTCTAATGAGCCGCTTGAACCACCACTCCAATCGACTCCATCGAGTTGATCTGACCAATAAAGTGTTTGTTTGTTACCTGTTACATCAGCCGCCCATATACGCCCAAAAGCGGCTATACAAGCGTGTGCGTCTGGCGGTGTGCCTGCTGCTCCACTATGCGCCGCAATGGTCGTTAACGCGCTTGTGGAAGCGTCATAGACAAGAGGATTATGACCTCTTTGAAAGAAATAAAACTTGTTGGCAAGACTCGCCATAGACCAGTTATTAGCGGAGATTGTTAAACTGCCAGTAATGTCCGTAAGCGTCGAAGTGCCTTTAAATATTTTGTTGTTCCCGCAAGAAAAAACAACTTTTGTTCCGTCGTTTTGTATAAACTCACCAATAGATTCAATGCCTGCACTTGATCCCAAAACAGCCGCGCCGTTACTTGAAACCATCGCATAGCCCTTCCGAGAGGCGATACGACCTTCTTGGTCAATCACACAATTATCTGCAATTGCCGCATACGAAGCATCTTGCATAAGCGGAGCATCTTGCGTGTTTATACCTGCAAAACCCATTGCTGAAATTGTTATATTTTGAAGTGCCTGTGCCATTTTTTATACCGCCATAAATGTCATTTCAGCAGGATACTTATTCGCATCGATAGCAATCGCGTCCGATAGAGCTATCTGAGCTAATCCAAATTGTTCAGCACCACTTTGACCGCCTGTTTCACCTCGCTCTCGCAAAGCAAGACCATACGCAAGCTGTAGAACGGGATTAGACGGACATTTAATTGCAGTAGCGTCTTCTGTAAGTGCTGCTTGCGGTGTTACCACATCAATCCTCATCGCATAAACGCCATCAGGTTTTGGGTACACATCTATTTGTAAATCTCCACTAGAATCAGTGCCATTGATCGTAAAGTAGCTTGGCACTCCAGATGCAGGCGTTGATGTGTAAAATTGTGAGTTAAACCAACTTTTCGGGCGAGATTGAAGGCACAAGTTATTAGTGTCGTTTATTAACTCTTTAATAACAGAATCTTGTCCCGCACCCGTTAGCGAATATGTGTGTGTTCCGCTTACTGTATTGAAGGTGATTGTGTTACGTAGAGCAGACCATTCCCAAGACGACTCAACAGTTGTTTTAGCATCGTTAATAAGATCACCGACCATTGTTGAATAATCTGTCTCAGTAGCCGCAGCAACCGTATTTTCACGCAGCCTTCGTAATACCCCATTTATTAATTCTAAATATGTCATTTTCAAAAGCCTCGTCGCGCATAATCAAGAAGCGTGGGTTGTAATACATTTAATGCTTTAATTTCGGTACGGAAATACGAATCTGTAATAGGTGTTTGTATTTGATCGATTGCGTTTCTACCGCTTATTCCGCGCTGCCCTTGTATCCCTTGTATTCCTTGTATTCCTTGTATTCCTTGTATTCCTTGTATTCCTTGTATTCCTTGTATGCCGTCGATTCCATCCATTCCGTCGATGCCGTCTACACCATCTATGCCATCTGTCCCGTCTATGCCATCTGTCCCGTCTATG